GGCACCTTTTTCATCACTGCTTCGACCCATAACTTGGTCAACAGCCTCATCCATCTGTTTAAGCGTCTTGCGGTTAGCATCTATATTGTCCTTTGCAGTTTTAATCTTTTCATCATAAACTGCTATCTTACTTTGTACATCGCCGCTTACTAATGTTTGGTCACTATGCGCTTTACTTAAAAAACCGAAAATACCTAGACTAGTAATAATCATTAAGATTATGACCGCAACAATAGCATATGACTTCATTAAGAAGGGTGCTTGTTGCCATCGTGCTTTTACCCAACTTGCAATAACAAGTTTACCTACTTCGAGGCTGATACCCATAACCATGATGGGTATTGCTGCGGCAGAGAATATCGCAACTAAACCTGCGACAGAATAATAGATGGCAACCGCTGATATGGTTAAGCCGGAAAGTAAGAGTAGTATAGCTAGGATCATAGTATATATATTTAGTCTTTAAATAAATGCCCGAATGTATTATTGAACTCGTCTATATGCATAGATAGTTTTCTAGGTAAACTATCATTCATTGAAATGAAGTAATGAACCCATAATCCACCCTCTCTTGGTTTAAGTTGTATTACTTCAATCGTAGCACCATCTTCAAATGAAAACTTTTTACCTGTTAAATCTAAGTAATCATCCATTATTCGTTCTCGTATACGTTGAACTCACTCCACTGACCACGCCAATTATCTTCATCCATACCCTCATCGTCTAGTTCAACACCATCATACACCAAACGACTGATAATAGTTGTACCATCAACATCATATGTCTTATAACCAAACTTGCGAGGATCAAACTCTTGACCTTCTTCAATGACAATAGTAGTTTGAATACAACTGCCTTTGCCACCTTGTGTCCAAACAACGAACGTACCTTTACCTAAATAGCATGGATACATTTCATCAACTTCTTCAGTAGCATCATATTGAGACATACTGTCATATCCATGAGCCTCTTGAATGAATCCAGGTATATCACCGTTATAAATTTCTTCACCATCTTCATAGGTAATGGTCATTGATGTATCATCCTCATCAAATCCCCATAAACTTTTTACATCCTGATATTCATAGTAAGGCATATCAAAACGTGATTCTTCAGGAGTATCATTCTCATCATAGTCAAAGTTTTCATGCATTGCATCAGATAAATCATCCTCATGGTCTTCATTACTCCAATAATCATATTGCGGTTTAGTGATTGTACCTACGCCAATTTCACGTGTGCGACCCCAAACACGAATTGTATATTCACCTGCTGGATAATTTGGCAATACATCTTCATCCACTGAATCGGTTACTTCTACTTTATCTTTATATGCTTTCTCAAAGGGCCACTTTACAGGTTCTGCTTTAGGACCTTCAGTTGGTCTATCAAACGGCCACGCAACAGGTTCTGTATTATCAGATTCTTCTCCTGTTTCCTCATCTTCTAGCATTAGACTTTCAAACTCACGTTTTAATTCTTCTAATGCCTCTTCTAATTCTTTGGTGCGTTCCTCATCGTGTTCTTCATCGTCTTCATCTTCACGCATATCCATCGTGACCCAACCTTCATGGCAATCGGGGCAATGATATTGACCACTCAATTCAGGCAGTTCACTTTCTTTATGTAGTTCCCCACAACTATAACAAGGTACAGCCTCTTCACGTTCGGCTCTTTCTCTTGCCCAACGTTCTTCACGTTCTTTACGTTCTACTTCTTCTTTGACACCTACTTCTGTCAATTCAACATCACTGTCGCACATAGGACAAACGTCTTTGGTAGTATCTGATTCTTCTTCGGAACTATAATAGTCTTCAATTACAGTGCCGTCTTCACGCAAATGTTGTGTTAATGTATTGTAACTTTGACCTGTCCAACGACACTTGGTACACTTGTGTGTTGGTTCTGGTTCTTTGTCAGGCTCTACCCAACTATCTTCATCACCATATTCATAGGTAACTTCGTAACCACCTTTGCGGTCAGTCCAACAATCATCGTATTGAAAGTCCCATTCAATTTCAACATCATTGTTATATGCCTCATCAATAATTTCATCAATATCGGCTTCATTGTTTTCAAGTTGTTCTAGCAAACTTGCAATTTCATCATCATCATGGTCAGGATAAATTTCACGCAATAAATCTTCATCGAGGTCGATTGCATATTGACGGTCATGTTGATGCCATTCATGTTTTACGATAGTTACCATACCTATTCCTTAAAAGTTTTGATTGATTATATACTACTATTATAATTTTGTAAACAATATTGGGTCAGTTTGTTCATTTTCTATTTCTTTCTTTTTCTTGTGATATCAAAAATCCTTTATCTCTACCCTCTGATATAGCACCTCTGAATTTATCTACCATTTTCTTATAGTCATCCGAACCTTCAATTGGCCATTTGGGTCTAAAATAATCTGCCTCTGCTACTACACCTATCACTGCCATAAACATACAAAAAGGAATCATTATGGGTTGATTCCAAAATATACCAAAGAACATGCCTACTGTACATATAACATACAATAAGTAAAACCCAAACTGTGCTAGTTTATCTTTCATACAATTACGTCTATATGTTTACCCAAATATTTAGAATATTGATATAACCTATATTCAACATTTCTTTTTACATTTAGGTATCTATTAACTTCATCAATATCTTTTTTATATTGATAATCATTCAAGTGGGCACGGTTTGTTTCAAGGTCTTCTTTTTTAACCTTATAATATTCATTTAAATTTTCTTGGTGTGCTTTATGTAAATGTTCTACCTTAACTTTTTTAAGATTGTATATTGATGAGGTATCAATTGGTGGTATTTGATTTGTATTAGGAACTTTTATATTCATTTATCGTCCCTAAATCTGATAAAGCGAGGGAATCGTAAACTATATGTACCATCACGGTTTTGTGTAATCACATCACACATAATTTCAGCAGTACGACCAATGATATGATTGCTATCAACCCAATAACTATCTCTATCACCATCAGAAAACCCACTACCAACATTGACGGTAATATGCTTTCCGTCATCGGATCCCTCACAAACCAAGGCTCCAAGACGTCCTTTATTTCTTCCAGTACCTTCTTCAACACCGATAACCTCCAAGTCTACCGTAATCGTAGGTTTCCACTTCATCCAATCTGTACTACGTTTACAGATATATGGTGCTTCCAACTCTTTAATCATAATGCCTTCGAACCCTGCGTTAACATTGTCTTTGGCATATCTTTCTAATTGGTCACGACCTGCCGCAGTATCTAAGTCAACCATGATGTGCGGAAGTAACTCAACACCAGGCATTGTATCAATGATTGGTCGCATATCTTCTAGTATTGTAATACGTTTACTTAATTGTGCATTCCAATGACCTTCACGGAATGCATCTAATGGTAAAATATCAAAAACATTGTATACACTATCCTCTGCTTGTACATCAGTTTTACGGCGTGCTTGTCGCATTAGTTCTTGGAAACTATTACCAATCACTTCACCGTCGAGTACAAAGCCCATACTCAAATTACTTGTTGCGGCTTTGCGAACCATCTTGACCCAGTTATCACGAACCTGGTCTTCAATGTGACCAAAGTTGTCAAACTGTTTACCATTGCGACTAAAACAGATAATAGTAGTCTCACCGTCATCAGCAGGGATGACCATCATCAGCATACGCACACCGTCTAGTTTAGGCTCAAGGCGTTTGATACCTTTCATCTCAGGACGACCTTCACTATTAGTTGCTAGTTGACAACCAAAGATTGGAATTTCATATTCAGTATTCTTACAAATTTTATTAACTGTTTTATCACTAATGCCTGCACGTAAGTCTCTACGCAATACAGGTGCTAAGAATGTATTCCATTCAATACTATCAAATCGTTCAGCCATACTTTGAATAGCATCACGTGCGGCATGACCTGTCAATCTACGTTGACTAAGTTGTAACATCAACTCATTAAAATCGTCCCAGGGATTTTCTGCATCAGTAATACCTACTGTTTCGGGTACTTGACGAACACCGAATGTAACATAGGGGTTGTAACAAGCCTTAGTAAACCCTAAGAAAATTTGACTATTACGACTACCTAGGACACTTGCCTCTAATGCTTGCAATAGTACATCTTCCTTATGAAGGCGACTGTCGCTCTCGTTTAATTTATTAATCCAACTTGCACTCATTCTTCAACTCCTAAATGTTCCTTTGATTGCACTCCAACAGGCAAGTGCAGAGTTATCTTTTTTCATAACATCTTCACATATTTTCATACATTCCCATACAATCGAATCGGCAAACTTTTCCGTATCAAAACGATCTACCATATAACTATTAAATGCAGTAGTACCGCGTTGTTCACGGACAATACATTGACTTTTCAATTGATTAATTAATTCTGTATTCATTCTTTTAACTTCTTCCAAATAAATTTCTTCTCTGCCTCAATAGCATATTTGGTACGCAACCCATCAACGTCATTACACCAGTTACTAATTATATCATAACTACCCCAACTACCTTCAGGTGCATTTTCCCTAATCCAAGTAGCAATAGCCCAAAACATTTTACGATTAGCAGTATCAGCAATAGTAATAGCACGGTCGTAATCTTTTGCCAACATTGATTCACAAAACCCACCCGGCTTCCAACCATGTATCAAATAGTTTTGAAGTGTTTCACAGGTGTGGATGGGTATCTCCATACCCATGTACCTCAAATCATCCTCGGCTTCACTAAAATCAACTAATGTGTTCATGCTTTTTTCTTTACTGTCTTAACGCATTCAAGTGAGGTGTTATATCTTATGTCTATATGTTTTCTAGCATACTCACATTGTGATATAGTTTCATAATAACCTAACACAGTTTTCTGTATACTGATATTGCTACCAGGATACATCAAAGCCATAGTTAAAACTAGTTCGTACATCACCAACTACTATTATAAAAAACTTTCAATCCTAAAAACAATTCTGCTTTTGCGTTTACACAAAACTTAAGGTCATCATCATAGTAAACATCATCAGCATCATTACCAAAAAAGAAACCACTAGTTTTAGGTAGACTCCTAGACTTAATTGATTTTTCTAATCTATCAATATCTTCCCAAATCAACTCAACTTCTACCCCATTAAAGGTTCTGAATGAATATTTCTTTTCTTCGGCTAATTTTTCCATCCAGCCATGCAGGTTAGGATGCTTACGCCAATATGCTATTTCACGTGATGTACTTGGATCGTCACCTTTATTACGTGCAATATATGCATACATATCTAAACCCATATCAATCTCCAAAAACTAAAATTATAATTGCTAAAAATAATGACCAGCCAAGATGACCTAGCATTAATAACATGAGTACACCAATCCAAGCCATATTATTTCTTTACTGTGATAGTTTGATGAAAGAATAAATGAGCCATTACCATTGCAAGCCATGTGTCAGAACTATATGAAATGTTTAGATTAGGGAATAATGTATTCAATGACCAAATATACCCGAATGGTGCAAATATGATTACTAGTATAATCATCAATACTGGTAAGAATAATTTACCCATGATTATTTTGCCTGTTCAATTGCAATTGCTTTTGTCTTTTCAATACTATTATCAAGCATTTTAGCGATACCGCTAAAGCCAACTGTAGCAATTACAATACCAAAAACTGTACCAATGATAAAAGTCTTCATGTGAACTCCTGTGTGTGAAGATGATTATAGTATACTATATTGCGTAATAAATGTCAAGTTAATTTAACCCGACTCAATTGGGTACTATTGTCACGGTGTGCTTTAACTGTACCATTTACGATAATATCTTGTCCTACTGGAATACTTTCTTTGTAAGAGAAAAATACGACCTCATCTGCAGGGGTAACACCAGTGATAAAATTTACATTATATCTATGTGAGAAAATAGATTTCAACACTTCCAATTTGATTAGTGTAGCCTTTAATCCGGGCTTGCTAATATAGCCACCTGTTGCAAATTTAATACGTTGGTCAACATTATCTCTTGCGACTGCACGTACATAACTATTGGGCAAACTTGCAATAACCGCTAGGTCAAAGTTTTCGGTTATAACATCACGGTTACTAATCAACATAACATTATTGTCAAAGTCATTAAGTTTGATACCTTTAAGAACCTTGAATGTAAGACCTTGATAGTATTGACGAACCTTTTTACCTTGTTCACGGCTTTCATCAAGAATTTCATTAGTGTTTTCCATCAATGATACTATGATTTCACGATTACTACGTACACCACTTGTAAGTTGATTTTCTGTTAATGCACTTAGTTTTACATAACTACCATTAACTTGTTGAGCCTGACATGCCGCGGCCCAAACATCATCAGCATTATAATTCAATAATGGTTTTTGATTGCGAGACATAGTTAGGCTCCCCAGTAAGGACTATAAACTTCATCTTCCTTTTGTCTACGATCCAATTCTTGTGCATAGAGTTCTTGATACAATTCATCCATAACACCTTTACTAGGGTTATATTTTAATCGTTCATAATATACAGTTAATTCTGTAGTTGATAGTTCATTCAATTCCGATTGTATTTCTTTAAACTTTCCCATTATACAGTCTCCACTTCTTTTAATGCAGTTTCTAAAGTGACCAATTCAGTCATATCACCACTTGTAACATACCAAACATCATCACGCATGATATACATAAATTCAACACCGCAATTTTGATAGTATTGAACTGCATCGGTAAATTTAGTAAAAGTTCTATAATCTTCATCTTCTTGACCGCGGTCACGACCATA